AAAGATCTTTTACGCGTACGTTTGCATTAGCAGATGATGTAGTAGTCAATGACGCTAAATTTGAGAATGGATTATTATCTATTGAATTAGAAAAAATTGTACCTGAGGAGAAGAGGCCAAAGGAAATAAAAATAAAATAAATGAGTGGGGCAGAAATGCCCCCTTACTATTACAGGAGGTAATATGGCATCAGCCAACGACTACAAAGATAGATTAGAAAAAATCATTGATGAATCTATAGAAGCTAATACTTCTCAGATTATGCAGGGAACTTCCACTATGGAAGATTATAAGTATATGCTAGGTATACAACATACTTTAGTAGATCTTAAAGATAGACTACGCACAGAACTTATTAAACTTATAAAGGATTCACATGAATAAGAAAGATTTACCAAAACCAGCAGGATATAGACTATTATTAAAGCCTAGAGAGATAGCAAATAAAACTACAGGGGGCATCATATTAACAGATGAACTAGTAGAACATGCTAAATTTTCATGTGTAGTATCACAAATAATAGACATAGGACCTGATGCGTATAAAGATCATAATAAATCTAAGACAGAATGGGCTAAAAAAGGAGACTGGGTTTTAACAGGAAAGTATGTTGGGCTTAAGTTTGTATACGATAAAGAGACATATTCTATTATAAATGATGATGAAGTTATAGCTATTGTACCTGATCCTACAAAGATTAGTGCGAAATAGCCTTGCATTACCAAACAAATTAGTATACAATATACACTGATAGTGATAAACGCGGTTCACAACCGAGGAGATCTAAATGATAGACGAAGAAAAAAAAGGTATAACTGATGACGAAACTCCTAAGGATATCGTTGTAGAATTACCAGACGAAGATACTACAGATAATCAAGGAATTGAAACTGTAGAAACGGCTGAAGAACCTAGTGATACTGAGGTTCCTGAGGAAGAAGTAGTCGAAGAAGAAGCAGTGGAAGAGGAATCAGAAACTGTAGAAGAAGAGACTGAAGAACCAAAGGATAATAAAGTATTCGGCAAGCGCGCTGAAAAACGTATTAAGCGACTTGTTGCGCAGAAAAAGGAACTTGAAGAAAAGCTCAAGGGCTATGAATCTGAAAAGGATAAATGGCTAGATGAGAAAAGCGAACTTAGAAGTAGGCAAGCTGACTCTGAATTAGATGCAATCAACCAGTATATGGAAAGATTGGAATCTCAAGAAGCTCAGGCTTTAAGTGTACTTAGGACTGCAAAAGAAGCCAGTGACGTAGACGCTGAGATCAAGGCAACTGATGTCTTAGCATCTGTGAAAGCAGAAAAGCTGGTGGCCAAACAATATAAGGCTAGAGCAGAAAAAGGTTTAGGAACGAAAAAACCTGACAGTACTGCGAGAACGGAAACTAAAGTTGAAGCAAAACCAAACACTGCACAACTTCCAGATCGAAAAGCATTAGCTTGGCAGAAACGGAATAAATGGTTTGGGGGCAATGATACTGGAGACAGAATCAAAACGCAAGCAGCATTAGTTATTCATAAGGAACTTCTTGATGAAGGTATCAATCCTCAAGATGTTGCAGAAGAATACTATAGTGAGCTAGATGCTAGACTAACTACAGAGTTTCCAACTCTTAGAAAACAGACTGTTAGGAGAGTTCCAACAGTTGTAGGCGGAACGCGCTCCGCAACAGGGAAACGAAAAGTTACTCTGACAGGTCAAGAAATTGAAATGGCAGATAGACTAGGCGTTACCTATCAAGATTATGCGCGAGAAAAATTGCGCCAAGATAAGGCGGGGAGCTAATATGACACAAGCAACTAAAACAAGTCGCAAAACTCGGGAATCGGCAACTCGAACAAAAAGATCATTCGAGGCACCTTCTAAATTAGAAGCACCTCAAGCACCAGACGGAGTAGAATATTTATGGGTTCGTCACGAACTTCTAAATAATCCAGATGATGCGAATGTTCATGAACGTCTACGCGAAGGATATGAAATTGTTAAGCCTGAGGAATTAGGTGAAAATTATATATCTGACGTAATGACAACTGGCAAGCACGCAGGTGCTGTACGTTCAGGTGATCTAATCTTGATGAAACAAGATGCAGATTATATGAAAGAAAAACGACAGCATTACGAACAACAAACCGCGAAGGCGGCCCAAGCATATGGGCAAGATTTAAAATCGCAAGCGCACTCAAGTATGCCAGTAGAGGATACATCCTCGACCTCCGTATCAGGAGGGGCGGCGAACAAAGCTAAGTTTCAAGATTAACACCGCGTTAGTCATCAATTGAAGTTTAGCGTATAAGCAATAAGGAGAAATTATGGCTTATGGTTTATCACCCGTAAGACAATCCAATGGTGGGACAATTCGTCTCAATAACTGGGTTGACGGAAACGGGTACCAAGTTGCTGCTACTGCACCTTCAGCATATTTTGAAGGTGATACTTGTTCTTTATCAAGTGGTCTATTAGTACAAGACATTGGTTCAGGAGACTTAGGTGCTCTTGTCGGTGTTTTTTGGGGCGCTGAATATCAAGACAACAGTACAGGCGACGTACGATTTGTTCGATCAATACCAGTAAGTACGGTAGCGAAAAGTAACTTCAAGGCTTATGTATATGACGATCCTTCAACGATCTTCAAAATGCAAGCAGATCAGGCGGGTACCGCTTTGACTCTAGCCGATGTTGGTGCTAACGCTCAGAACTTAACAGGTACTGGTTCAACAGTAACATTTAAAGCAGGAAGTTCATTAGACTCTTCTACTGCAAGTAATACTCAAAATGCTACGCAACAAGCGTATCCTTTCCAGATCTTAGGATCTGCGGAAACAGATTTGAGTTATACAGCATTAGCGACTACTATGGACGTTCTTGTTAAAATTAACACTCATTCGTGGGGTCGCTATGATGGCAACTTCCCGACTGCTTAATTGAAAGGTAATATACAATGGCTATAACTAGAGGTCAATTACTCAAGCAATTAGTACCGGGCTTGCATGCAATCTTTGGAACGGAATATAAACGTTACGAAGACGAAGCAGCGATTTTGTTTGAGAACGAAAAATCAAATAGAGCTTTTGAGGAAGAAGTACTCTTCCCAGGGTTCGGCGAAGCATCAGTAAAATTTGAAGGTCAAGGCGTAAATTACGCTAATACAGGTGAAGGTTGGGTAGCACGCTACACAAACGAAACTGTAGCAATGGCTTTCTCAATTACTGAAGAAGCTATGGAAGACAACTTATACGACAAGCTGTCTACCAGACTAACTAAAGCACTAGCTAGATCAATGGCTGCTGCTAAACAAACTAAAGGTGCGGCAGTGTACAATAACTCGTTTACGGGCGCTGCATTCGCAGGTGGTGACGGTGTTTCATTAGTAAATGCTTTACACCCACTTCAGGACGGATCACAAACTGCTGGTAACAGAAAAGGAGCTAACACTCCTACGGTTCAAGCTGAGCTTTCAGAGACTTCTCTAGAGCAAGCTTTAATCGACGTAGCAGGATTTGTTGATGACAAATCTATTCCGATCGCTGCACAAGCTAGAACTCTTCACATTCCAAGACAATTGGTATTTGTGGCTGAGAGACTAATGGCGTCTCCATACAGAGTTGGAACAGCAGACAATGATGTCAACGCAATCGTATCTAAAGGTATGGTTCCAGGTGGATATCATGTTAACCATAGATTTACTAATAGTAAATATTGGTGGTTAAGAACTGATGTACCAAACGGTATGAAGCACTTCACTAGAACTCCAATCGCTACCAATATGGAAGGTGATTTTGAGACTGGTAATGTACGATACAAATCTCGTGAAAGATACAGCTTCGGTTGGTCTGACTGGAGAGGCGTATACGGTTCAAATCCAGCCTAACGGCTTAAGGGAGGGGGTATTAATTTGCCCCCTTTCTATACTATAAACCTCATTGACTGCGCAAGCAGACAGAAAATAAAGGAGTAAGACAATGGGAACAACAACTTTTTCAGGACCGATTAAAGCGGGACCTATACAACAAACTACTGGGACAGACTTAGGCACTAACGTAAAAAACGTTGGTCAAGTTGTAATGGCTCAGACTTTCACAACTGGAACAGCTCTTTCAAGTGGCGCATCAGCGGCTAATGATACGACTGTTGTTATTCCAGCTAACTCACAAATCATTGATATAGTACTTGATAAGCCTAGTGTAATGGCAGGTGCTACATGTGTTTTCAGTATTGGAGATACAGTTGGTGGCAATGCTACTTTTATCAACGCTTATTCAGCAACAATTGCTTCTGGCGTTGGCCGAGCATATCCTACAATAGAATCTGGTGGTTCATTGGCTTGGGCTGATACTGGAACTGCAGACGTAAAACTTACATGGACTAGTGCTGGCGCTACTTCTGCTGGTGAAATTAGAGCTACAATTTTATATCAACAAAATAATAACCTAGCGTAATCTAAATTAGGGGAGGCTTCGGTCTCCCCATTTATAAAGGAATATAAAAATGACATTTCAAACAGATTCAAATGTAACTAATATAGCTACAGGTGCAACAGGTACAGGTGCAACCAGTGATGGTCAAGCAACTGCAGCACATAGGCAACGTTTAATGGGTATTAGTTTAACAGCTGGTAGTGATACTGCAACAGTAGTAATACAAGATGCTAATTCAGCATCAGGTACAGTACTAGCGCGTTTATCAGCAATAGCAAATACAACAGCTTCTTATACTATGCCACAAAATGGAGTAGTAGCAATTACAAATTTATTTTGTACAGTAACAGGCACTGCTTCTAACGCTTTAGTTTATTGGAATTAGTATGCCTGATATTTCTAAATACGATTTAGAGATACAGGAACTTAAAGGTGAAGTAAAACTTTTAGGTGAGCGTATTGCTACAATTAAAGATAATCATTTAAAGCATATAGAAGAAAAAATTAATAGCATTACAAAAGTAATGTATACTATAGGCTTTATGGTCTTTGGTCAATTATTGTGGGTAATAACTCGCACACTAATGTAAGGGGGCAGAATGGCTAGTTCAGGCACACATACATTTAATCTGCAAATTGCAGATGTAATCCAAGAAGCTTATGAACGTTTAGGTGTAAGCTCCAAAGGTGGTTACGATTTAATTACGGCAAGACGATCTTTAAATCTACTTATGATAAAGTGGATTAATCAAGGCGTAAATCTTTTTACATTACATCTACATACAGTAGCGGTTAATTCATTTAACAATACTACTTATCCAACATTTGATTTATCAGCTAACAGTTATTCAGATATTTTAACGGCGGCATGTCGTGACACTAACGCAACTCCTGATCAAGATATAGAAATGGAACGAATCAGTTATGCTGATTGGTTATCTTATCCTAATAAATACTCAACAGGTACGCCACTTAAATTTGCAGTAGACAGAAATGCTCAGTTTACAGCTAGTGGTATAGCAAATCATACAGTTTATCTGTGGCCTGGTCCTAGTGAAAATAGTAGATATGAAATACTTATGTGGGCTATCAAATATGGTCAAGATATTTCAGATGATTATACAGAAAATGCAGCTATACCAAAAAGAATGTTACCTGCTTTAGTAAGCGGATTAACAGTAGAGTTAGCTAATAAACATCCTAAACTTGTAGACATT